TTTGTATTATCAAAATAATGGCACAGTAGCCAAATTCGTTTTTCAATATGAACACAGCGAACACAACTGGCATATTGAGCATAATCCAAACAATCATATATATAAACGTGTAACGGTTGGAGATATTGTAAGTAGTCGGAATCCAAACACGGAACAAAGTAGAGCTGCTTTACAAGCAATAGATTCTTTGTCAGAGGATGCGAAGATAGAAATTTCGAAATGGGGTGGAAATAAAAAATCAAAAAAAAGAACAAGAAAAAACAAAAAATCAAAAAAAAGAACAAGAAAAAACAAAAAATCAAAAAAGAAGAAACCGAGAAAAAAACTAATATAATAAATAAATATTTATATCTTTTTTACTCACGTAATTTTAAATGAATATATTTTATAATTAAAATTGATTTAAATTTTTAATTATAAAATATGCTATAACACTAAATATGTCTAACCACAATATTGATAATATAACGATAGATACCTCATCATTTATTGATATAAAAGAATATTACGATGAATCATTAAATAAGGATAAATCTACATACAAAACCAGCAACGATGAACCAACGCCTATCACGTGCATATCTGAAATGATGAGTAAAATTCCTACTGAATTATGGCAACGAAGCAATTTGTCAGTATTAGACCCGTGCTGCGGGAATGGTAATTTTAATATTCCAATTATGTTTGAGTTATTAAAGCATCACGATAAACAAACAATATTAGAACAAATATTAGAATTTAACGATATTAATGAGGCTAGATTAGATAACGTTCGAGATGTGTTTTGCTGTAATAAATATAATTTGCAAATAACGAATCATGATTATCTTACCCAAGAAAGTGATAAGAAACACGATTTGATTGTATGTAATCCACCATACGCAAAATTATTACCAGACGGTAAACGGGCATCAAAAAATCATAATTTAATCAAAGATTTTATAAAAAAATCACTATCTCAACTAAAACCGAATGGTTACTTATTATTTATCACACCAGATAATTGGATGTCGTATGCTGATAGAAATGTATTGATTGAAATAATTACATCATTACAAATAATTCATTTAGACATACACACTGCAAAAAAATATTTCAAAAAAGTTGGTTCATCATTTACCTGGTATATAATTCAGAATTGCGCTTCTTATAAAAATATGAATGTTTCTGGGATTTGGAAAAAGAGAGAATACGTTTCTTCGGTCGTATCAGAGAAGCGCAAATATATTCCACTATTATATAATAGAATAGTTCAAAATATATTATCAAAAACAGTTGATAATACAACATTACCAAAATTTGAGGTTAAAACCAGCAGCGATTTACACAAATACACAAAGGCGGCATTTATTAGTGATAAGGAATGCGACGTGTTTAAATATAAATTAATACATACGCCCAAACAAACTGTATATTCTTCAAGACCCCATAAATTTCAAGATGGTTATAAAGTATTTATATCAACAACTGATAAATATAAAACATTTATTGACAAATGCGGGATGACACAATCAATCGTATTTATAATGTGCGATACTAAAGAGCAAGCAGAAATATACAAGAATATTTTAGAGCATCCTCTGTATGTATTTATTAACAATATTTGCCGTTGGGGAAATTTTAACAACATAAGAATTTTGCAACATCTTCCGCAACCGAACCTTCCGTGTGAAAATATATATGAATATTTTGGTATTACTGCGGATGAAATTACATATATTGAAGAAAATATGTAAAAAAAAGTAAATATATCCTATAATTTTTTTTATTATTATTTTATTTTCCTTCTTGAACACACAGAACCGGCTTATGTTTGTATACATTTTTAAAGCATTCTGTAATCATTGTCTCCTGATCTCTAACGCTCGATAATTTGCACGTTTTTGTGACCCCGAAGCGAGTGATTTCCTTCTTTTCGAAAGGGCATTTTATTCCAATTATTTCAACTTTCATCCCCTTCTTCAATGCGTTAAAATTACATTCGGTAATAATATAATTTGTGGTTGAACATGACCCTTTTTCCATTGCGCGTGTTGTTCCACATGAATATGATTTGTAACGATCCTCCAAAGATGATATTGTCATACCTATTTTAACAATTCGATTATCATATGCAATTAAATATAACCATTCATTGTCATTGTCATTCCAATCGGGGTGTCGCGTGATGTAATCAACTTTTTTTCCATTGTAATCCTTATTGTCTGGATCGTAAAGTTCGCGTTGCTTTTTAAGGGATCCATCTTTTTTCCTCTGTACTGGGAAGTGTTCATCTGTGTTGAGGACACATTCTGCGACGATGGTTGTCGTTTCCTGTATTAGTTCTTGAAAATCTTCGACGAGTGGTTGTTCTTCAAGGTTAAACTTGAAATTATCATCACAGATGTATTCGCAAAGTTTTTGGTATGCTGGCGGGTTCATTTTATAGTATTGTATTACTTGTATTGTAATGCTTATTTATTTAAGTTTTTAATTTCAATTTTTTTCTATTTTTTAGAAAATTTTATATAAATATTTACGATACCCAAAAATAAATATCAATATAATATAAAAAATGAAATCACCACCTCATCTACAATCCAAATTTATATTTATTATATTTTCCACAATAATATTAGGCTTCCTCACGTATAAGAGCGCCTTTAAAAATAACAAACCAACATGCGATAATTTCGTTATAAATACGTATTTATATTTAGCGCTAAGTTTAACGTTTGTCGGTTTATTTATCCATTTATACAATTACTTATTAAATAATAAAGGGGATTTATTAAAACTGTTGCCAATCGAACAAGTTTTTAATCAAATAGCGCCTTATCGTATAGCGGGAATATTGTTTTCATTTGTGTTTATAATATTAATTAGTATTGAGGATATTTATAACACGACAGGTTTCACTTACCAGCATGCTACGTGGGGCGCATTTATAGCTTGCATTTCATTAATATTGTATCCATATTTCAAATCCAAAGAATTATATATTTACATTAATAACGCAATAATAATGACAATCATTATATTTTTAATTATGTCATTTGTCGTTTATCTAAAACCCGAATTTTTTGAAAAAACATTTTCAACCGCAATTGTGGGTTTGCTTGTGGCGCTAATTGCTGTTATTATTGTAGAACTTACTATGTTATTTTTAGGAAATTATGATTATAAAACGTATCGTATGATTTCTTATTTTGTTATATTGCTGTTTTCATTATTTGTTAGTTATGACACGACCCAGATGTTTACGTATGCGAAAAATTGTATCAATAGTCCAAATTATCCAAAAGCAAGTGTCGGATTCTTTTTGGATCTAATTAATTTATTTGTACGGTTGGTTGGTGTTGCGCGAAAATAAATTGAATTAATTTTATATTTATTTATATATAATCAAATAATTAATATAAATAAAGCTAATACTCTACTATAATGAATACGATGCAATTATGTAATCCATATATTGAACTATTTTACAAATTTTTCGAATATGTGAAACCATTTAATGTGCAAGAGAATATTAAATATGTTCGCGATATTGAATCCCAAACATATTTAGTTTACAAAAAGGATATCGAATCCCAAACGTATATTATTGATATTGAAGACGTGTCAATAAAAAAATCAGGTAAGATAATAGAAAGTGACCTTATTTATGAAATGAAAGAGGAAGTATAAATAAAAAAATTATGCAACGCGTTTTGTTTGAATTGTTGCCGAAACAAAATATATAGAATTTTCTGTTACAATTAAATATTCCTCATCCACCTTGTAAACCTTTGAAATAGAACTGGTGTACTCATCGCCTTCATTTTTAATTAATAATTTTTCCCCATTTTCACGAACACCAAGGAATGCGTCTTCTTTAAACGATTCCATCCAATAGTCCATCATAATTTTTTTATCTTCAACTAACGCAATTTTACTAGCATTTTTAAGAGATTTTTCTCCAGGTAATGTATAATTTACTTCTTCAGTCATACTTGCCATAATATCTTTTTTTATAATCTTTTGCTAAAATCTTTATATGTTTTTTACGCATTAATATAAAAATAATTATATAAGTAATTATTAAATGAGTAAAAATGGTTCAAACGATAATGAAGAATCCGTTGAAGAAAATAAGGAGGAACTATATAATTTAAATAACCAAACAAATTATAAGGCATTAATAACAGATGATGTAAATATAATATATATAAGTTATATTCGTATAATACACAATTACATACTTCATTCCCTTGAAAATATGAATAATATAAATAAATCATTCTTCCTAAAGGGTTTGGATATGATGGGTCATATTTTCATAATGTTATATACATATACAAAACATTTAGAGTTGACAGCATTTCATTGCCGCAATGCAATAGTGCATTATGTTGAATATATAAGTCAAATAACTGATAAGGATGACAATATGTTTTTTAATTTATCATTAAAGGACGCAATAATTTATGTTTATACCAAAACAATATATTCAATATCAGAATCAACTCGTCAAAATATATATTTCTATGAAAGAGAGAGTAAATTAATAAAAAATTTGCACAAAAATGTATTATTATATTCAGGGATAATAAGAAAAATTAGTACAAACCAAGATTTTACTAATGCAACAAATAATGAAAGGGAATTATGGTTTAAAAATATTCAAGAAGCATTATTATCTTATATTGAAAGGAGGTATCATAATATGAAATTAACCAACAAATTTATAGATGAAGATGAAGATATATTAATATCAAATAAATTAAATCTTGGATTTACTGAATATAATAATTATTTGAATAATATAATATTTCAACCAGAACAAGATATTATGAAGTTTAGTGAAATTATACGGTCGATAAATTAACAAATAGTAAATATTAAGTTATTTTGTAATAATAATAGTTTTCTTTTTTTTTTTCTTATTTTTATTAGTATCTTTGATAGGTAAAATATAATTATCTTTAATTGTTTCAAATTCGTCAGTAAATACTTGCACCAAGAAATCATATACAATATATAATTGTTCGTCAGAACATTTACCCACAATTAATACACTGCCTGTTCTAAATATCATAAAACTAATAGTGGTATTATCTTGTTCGAATTTATATTTACATTGAACCCCAGGGTATGAGCAAGGGTCGTAACATGCCGATATATTATATTTCATTCTAAGTATATCGTATAATTTGCAACGTTTAATAGAAAACCCCGAATTAAAATTGGAATTAATTAATACAGTTGTACATAATTCATCTTGAAAATATATTTTATCGGTAAAATATGGTTGTAATACTCTAACTATTTCGTGTTTAACATTATAAAATAGAACATCATTATGAACACCAGGTATTTCCATTTTACCTGTATTAAATATTTTAACGTGAACCTCCTTATATTCTTTTTCAAAAAGTGTTCTAACAATAATAACAAAACAATTATAAAATGCGCTTTTTTCTTTTGAACGATATGTAGTAATGTCTTTCTTTGATAACCCAATACTAATTTTTCGTATATCTTTAAATTTATCTTGCCTCGCAGTAACTGAAGTAGAATCATATAAGATATTTTCGGTTAAAATACAATCAGAATATTTATTTTTATTTTGTGTAAGTTTTATGAAATCCTCATTGCTATTTGTTTGGATTTTGATCTGTTTTTTAATTACACCATTTGTTAAATCCATATATTTAATTAAGGGAATTTTCCAAAATAAATCTTCAAGTACAATAGGTTTATTAAGGTAAACAATCTTGGTTTTTGTAGATATTTTCAAAGGAGTACAAGTACAATTAATTTTTGAAATAATTTCGTTGTTATCATCTTTCATTAAATTTTTGTTGTCATCATTACTATTTATTGGGTCATTAATATTAAATGAATCCCAATCATCATCAATTGACATTTCTTTATATCTCAAAAAAAAATAATTAAATTATTTAAATCAATTTATTAATTAATTTAAATAAGTTTATCTTTACAATATATAAATTATAATATGCAAAAATCAATTGAATTAGAGAATAATGGAAAAACTGAATTGAATAAAAGTAAAGGTACAAATACAATTACAAATACAAATACAAATAATTTCTCACCATTATCTGATATAAAAGTCAGGTCAACAAGTGATGATGAATACAATAATATGATACAGAAACAACAGGTTGAAGTGATGCGAATTTTAAATAATCATGATGACACGTGTGTAAATGAAAGTAGTTTCGACCCAACAAAATCATCACCACCAAATGATTTTATGAGAAAACTACATATTAGATTACATAAATTTGATAATTTTACATCATAAATTTGTATCATCAGCACATAAATAAATTATTAATTTATCAAATATATAATTTTTATAACTATCTACATCGTAATCATTTTTATGTATAAAAATTTCAATACAATTTAAAATATCACTATTTATATTTGTATTCTTAATAATATATGTTGAAAACATTCGCAATGATTGATATAAATTTATATCGTAATTCAAGCAAATTTTATTAATATAATTATTTATTTTACTTATATTATTATTGTTTTTTTTGATATATTCAATAAAATCTAACCATACCGAATCGTTTACTGTATTCTTGATTATATTTGTTTGTGAGTAATTTGATTGTAAATAATTAATCATACTGCGAATGTCTGATTTAAAATATGTAATTATATTGGATATTTGTTCTTTGTCAATATCGAGTTGTTCTTTTTTTGCAACATTATTAATATATTTTTCAATTTCTATCAATGGTAGATTATTAAAACGCAATCTAATAAATATATTTTGTAAAACATTGTCAATCTTACATATGTAATTACATATAAGAATAAAACAAACATTATTCGATAATGATGAAATTAAATATTTAAGAGCTTGTTGGGCTGATTTTGTCATGTAATCAACTTCATCTAATATAACAAATTTCGTCCCTTTAGTAAATAACCATTTTGAATTAACAAATTGGTTAATTTGATTTCTAATAACATCTATACCGCGTTCATCTGATGCATTTAAATGCATAATTAATTCGTTTGTTTGAATGTTTGATTTACGTTGATATGATTTTATAAAATTAATAGCAGTTGTTGTTTTACCAGTACCAGGTGGTCCAAATAGTAATAAATTGGGAATTTTTTGTGTATCAGTAATATTTTTAAAAATTGTTTTGTTATTTTTGTCGAGAACAATATTTTCAAATGAAGTTGGACGATATTTTTCAATCCACGGTATATTTTCATTTGGTGATATTGTTGTTTTGTTCATTTAATCTTAGTAAAGATATATCTTTATTACTAACTAATTAATTAAACTTGATTTATTTTTCGTATTTTTAGGCGAACTTAAATATTCAAATATTCAAATGTCTAAATAATAAAATTGATTTATTATTTAAACAAATAGTTCAAACCATAAATATATTATAGTTATATTTTACAATGAGTCTATTAAATAACGATAAATTACAATTTTCAAACTCTGTTAAAATGAATAATTCGGGAAAGTTACATTTAATCATTGGACCTATGTTTGCTGGTAAAACATCACATTTGGTGGAAAATTATAAAAAATGTAAATTATGTAATATTCCTTGTACTGTTATTAACCATTCCGATGATAATAGATACGATGAAAATAAATTATGTACTCATGATAAAATATCTATACCTTGCATAAAAGGGTTAAACCTAATTAATATTTATAAAAATATTGAAAAAAATAGTGTGGTATTAATTAATGAAGGACAATTCTTTAACGATTTATACGATATAGTTATAAAAATGGTTGAAGAAATGGATATGACAGTTTATGTATATGGATTGGATGGTGATTTTCAACGTAAACCGTTCGGACAAATTCTAAATTTAATACCCATTTGTGATAGTGTGCAAAAATTACAATCCTTTTGTGCAAATTGTAAAGATGCAACACTCGCACTATTTTCACACCGTATTGTTGATGATAATAATCAAATATTAATTGGTTCAGCAGCACAATATGTTCCCCTTTGCAGAAAATGCTTTTTAAAATAGTTTAAAGATGATTAAATAGTATTAATTAAATAATGACTGAAGAAAATTTGACCGAAGAAAAAACGGCGGAAGAACAGGTTATATTAGACCTTCAAATGTTATATAATAACATTGACCCACTAACAGGTAAAAAAAAACGAGGAAGAAAACCAAAAGCGCTAAAAGAACAAGAGTTGAAAGCCGGAATAATTTATGAACCGAAACCAATAAATACTGTCCCTAAAAAAAGGGGACGGAAACCAAAGGGAGGGAAAATTATTGAAATGACAAATAAAGTTTCTACAAATGAAACTAATATTATTGAAAATGTAATTTTACACTTAGACTGTAGTTTAGAAAATTTAGATAAAAATACAGATGACCAAGTAGAATCTTTTTATATTAATGATGCTAAGAAAGGATTATTAAATTTCAAAACTTATGACACTTCTAATGAAAAAATAGTCACTAATAATGATGATGATGATGATATTATAGTAAATGGGAATGATATTGAAATGAATAATTCTGTTCCTGATGTAACAACAAGTTCAACCAAACATATATGGAAAAATATTAAAATTTTGCAAAAACAATTTCATATAAATGAAACTTATAATTCTAAAAAAGCAGCGTGTTTTTTTTGTACGTGCGAATTTTCTAATCCACCCATACATATACCACAAAATTTTGTGAATAATTCTTATCAAGTATATGGCAATTTCTGCAGTCCCGAATGCAGTGTTGCATTTTTAATGAATGAACATATTGATAGTTCACAAAAATTTGAAAGATATCAATTAATAAATTATTTATATGGTAAGGTTTATAATTATACAAAGACGATTAAACCAGCACCAAACCCATATTATTTATTAGATAAGTATTATGGTAATCTAACAATTCAAGAATATAGAAAATGTTTCGATAATGAACGATTACTTTTTGTTATTGATAAACCTTTAACCAAAATAATGCCAGAAATTATTGATGAAGGAAATGACCTTATGTCTATTAACAATATGAGTATTAATTCAAACTCGAGTCTATATCAAATCAAACGAAAGACAGACGCAACTACTGTATCGAAATCTGTTATATTATCAAACAATTTTGGATTTTAAGTTTGGTTACTATTTGTAACGTATAAGTTTACACCATAAATAAAAAATAACAAACTTTATTTTTTATTTTTTATTTATTAATATGTATTGTGTTGATATGGAGCTTTCTGTTTAGGAGTATTTTGTTCGCGCTCTTTTACATAATTATCATATTCACTGTTATCTTGTGAAGACATTTTAACAGATGAGTAGTCTTCTGCTGGTGTTGCAATTAAAGGGTTCATATCAAGTTGAACATAATTATACATTTGTCTTGTACCCCCACTACCCTTTGCTGTTAGATCATCATCAGTCATATCTAAAAAACTAAATTTATCTGACGCAATATTATCACTTATATTTGTTGCTAAAGCAAATGGAGAAGGTTCATCCATATTATTACTTTGGGTTTGCGTATTATTTAGTTCAATATATGTTAAAATTTCACCACCGGTTAATACACGATTACCATGATTTGGTAATAATAAAGAGGGCACATTTTTTATTATATTCGGTAATAATACTCTATTTCCATCTTCTAATATAATATTTATATTTTTTCCTTCTTGAACTCTTTTATCAATACATACATAATAAAAATTATTTTTTATATTTGATCTTGCTAATATTGCTAATAATGTTTGTGAATGTTTACATAAATTACTGTAATAAAGAACGTCCATTATTACTTGTATATTGTTTTATGTTTTTTATTTAATATATTTCAAACGAAATTATATTTATTACATTAAAAACATAAAACATAAAATTGAAAATATATAATCTAAATATATCTAACATACTTTATATAGAATAATGTTGCAAGCTACACTTTCTTCGATGAATGAACACACGGATACTATGACTTTTACTTTAGATAATGTTGATAAAAGCATTGCTAACTCATTAAGACGTATAATATTAAGTGATATTGATGTTTATTGTTTCGATACCACAGGCGATAATGCTGCCAAAGTTGTTATTCAAAATAATACAAGCAGATTTAATAATGAAATTTTAAAGCAACGTTTATGTTGTATTCCTGTACATATTAATGATGATGACTTCCCTTATGAAAATTATGAAATGTTTTTAGAAGAAAAAAATGATACTCAGGATATTAAATTTATTACAACCGAACATTTTAAAATTAAAGATATAGTAAATGATAAAATTATTGATGATTCAAGAGTTAAACAATTCTTTCCTATTAACAAACAAACACAAGGTTATATATTGTTTGCTAGACTTAGACCTAGTATTGGAGATGTTCCAGGCGAAATGTTGAAATTAAGTTGCTCCTTTAGCAAATCTAACGCTAAAAAGAATGGCGCATTCAATACTGTATCTACTTGCGCTTATGGTGAAACAATTGATTCTGAAAAATCACTAAAAATTTGGAACGATAAAGAAAAAGAATATCGTACACAAAAAAAAACAGATGAAGAAATCTTACACTATAAAGATGATTTTATGAATTTAGAAACTCAGCGTTATACAAAAAAAAATAGTTATGATTTTACGATAGAAACTATTGGAATATATAAAAATACAGAAATTGTTAAAAAGGCGTGCAATATTATGAACGACCATTTAAACTTTATTCAAAAAACAATTTCTGAAGATGAACTTGAAATTCGTTCATCTGATATTATTAATGAAAATGCTTATGATATTAAACTTAAAAATGAATCATATACTGTAGGTAAGGTTATTGAATATGCTCTCTATTCCAATTTATTTGAAAATAAGGAAACTCTATCTTTCTGTGGTTTTAAACAATTCCATCCACACGATGATTATTCAATTATTAGATTGATTTATAAAGACGAAGTCAAAGATAGCAATATTAAGGATGATATTATGCAAGCGTGCAATGATTTGAAAAAAATTTATAATGATATTAATGAATTGTTTTAGTGATTTCAATAATTATTAACTTAAATATTAAATATTATTTTTTATTCATTATATACATAATATATATAATGACAATATTCACAAACACAGATTATGATGGATCAGCAGATTTTACTATTCCTAGTAGTTTTACCAGTATTGCAGATTATGCGTTATTTGGTAAGACAAGTTTGACTTCCATTACTATTCCCAGTAGCATCACAAGTATTGGAGCTAGTGCGTTGAAAGGTACGACAGGTTTAACCTCTATTACTATTCCCAGTAGCATCACAAGTATTGGAGCTAATGCGTTCGCAGGTATGACCAATTTGACTACCGTAACATTTGATGATATATCTAATTCTCAATTAACAACTATTGAAGATTATCTCTTCTATAATGCGTCAAATTTGAATTCAATCACTATTCCTAATAGCGTCACCACTATTCAAAAGCAGGCGTTCCAAAATACGTCAAGTTTGACTTCTATTACTATTCCTGATGATGTTGCCGCTATTGGAGTGAGTGCGTTCTATGGAACGACAAGTTTGAATTCTATTACTTTTGGTGAAAATTCCATACTCGATACTATTGGAGATAATGCGTTCGTTAATACGGGATTGACTTCCATTATTATTCCTAATTCTGTTACCAGTATTGGAGCTTATGCGTTCTATCTAGCTGCTGGTTTGACTTCTATTACTATTCCTGATAGTGTTACCAGCATTGGGTCGAGTGCGTTCCAGAATTCAGGTTTATCAACTATTTATGTCGATACAGACCCACACCCTGAATTTGGATGGACTGTAGGTTCAACTATTAATATTGGTAATAAATCTGGCATTGAAGTTAAATTCAAACCCATACCACCTTTCACATCAACAGATTATTCAAATGCGGGTTCGCCAGCCGTTTTTACAATTCCCAGTTCTTTCACCACGATTGAAAATGAGGCATTCAAAGATAGTACAGTTTTAACATCTATTACTATTCCTAATACTATTACCAGTATTGGTGAAAATGCGTTCCTTCAAGCGACAAGTTTGGTTACAGTCACATTTGAACCAAATTCTCAATTAACCACTATTGGAGTTGGCGCATTTAATAATGCCTTAAACTTGACTTCTATTACTATTCCTGATGGTGTTACTATTATAGAGATGAATACTTTTAAGTCTAATGAAAGTTTGACCGAAGTAATATTTGGTGCAAATTCTCAACTCACTAGTATTGGACGAGATGCATTTGCAGGTATGTTTTCGTTAACTTCCATTACCATTCCTGATAGTGTTACAAGTATTGGAGATTTTGCATTTATCCAAGGAGTGCTGACCGAACTAATATTAGGTGAAAATTCTCAACTCACTAGTATTGGGGTGGCGGCAGTCGCTAGTAATCAAAATGTTACTTCCATTACTATTCCTGATAGTCTTACAAGTATTGGAGATTATGCATTCGATGGGACGGGTTTAGCAAATATTTACATCTATACAGACCCACACCCAAATTTGTCCTTTAGTGTGGGTGATACTGTTACTTTTGGCAATAAATCTGGTGTTTTAGTTAATTTGAAAGCTGGTGCAGCACCAGTAGCAGCACCAGTAGCAGCACCAGTAGCCGTAAATCTAAATCCCCAACCAATTCCAAGAATGGATTCAGGAATGCGTATACGTATGCTGCGAATGAATGCTAATAATTTAGGTAAAGTAAATAAAAGTAGAGGAAATGAAGAAACAGGAACTATATTACATAATAATATTAATTCTAGAGTTAGAACAGCCAGAAATAGCGGTAGTGTTGTTCCAAAGAAAGTTACTAATAAACCGGTTTGTTAAATAAAAAAAATAAAAAACATGTAAATGTTGTTTTTTATTTTTTTGGTTTTTATAAATCTATAAATGGATGTACAAAGTGCGATATTATTTAATTGTATTACTGTTTCTGGTTAGTATAATAATCTTCAGGGTTCGCGCGTGGCTTGCGTTTCTTGAAATTCAATGCAAACATTAATTGTGATGGATGCAACGCATTAACATATTCAATGAAGTCATTCGTTTGTAGACTTTGTCCTTTATCACGAAGTTCGGTTCGATATTTGTAATGGATCGCATTAATATGGTTTCTATATTCGTAACCAATATCTTTAAACTCTGCCTTCTTAGTAACATTTAGTTGAATATAAAGTCTATTTAACTCCTGTGTGTATTCCACAATTTTTTGCAAGAAACCATCAAACGCATCTTTATATTCAGGAAATACGTGAATAAATTCTTGCACCTTTTTGTCTTGACGAAGAGCCAAATAATGATGCTCCAGTTTAGGTTGATTTCCGCGAAGAGTTCGCATATAGTCATACACTGGGTTACGCAACTTTGTATGCCTACCTGTTTTTTCATTTTTAATAATATAACCCATTAGAACAGTATTATTTTGCATATTGTATTCAAATACATTACACGTTTCTTGACCAATGAAATTATATCTTTCGTGCAAATCGTCCCAATCAAATATACCTTCGCTATCAAATACAGACGGTTTATTAATTTTAGCGTGGGATAACATAGTCGTTTCACAAGTTGAAGGAACATTATTAATAGTGAAACGATTGTTATCATTATTTTTAATCTCATATACACCAATAATATATAGCGAATTTGCACGGATAGTATTAACAACCTTGTTATCAACGTGCTTGATTACAAAATTATAACACATATTTTTATTAAGTTGGGAAAGGTCAAGTTCAGATTGTTTAGCGCAATCAATAAATAATGTTGCAAATGAACTAGTGATTGAACCATCAAATGATCTATAAAATGAATTTTTAGCACCAATAGAAGCTCTAGTACTAATATTCCATCCCTGATTGCCACGATTATCGCTACCAATTAACTGTTCTAATTCAGGGACATACAACTTTACTGAACTCGGGTCATAAAATAGTGACACCATTGTTCCTTCCACAAATTCTTCGACAACGCAATCAGCAGCGGGATTTTCCTCCATAAAAAGTTCCATCTCAATAGAGCGCGGAATTGCATAACTTACGACATCATCATTTTTATTGGTAATCACCGATTTATAATCACTATAATAATTGCCATTCTCATCTGATTTTTCTAAATTTTCTTTTTTATAACGTATGTGCGTATACATCTTCTCTTTATCCGAACCAAGAACCTTGAAAACTTTAGTAATATCATTTCCTTCGTTGTATCTAATAAAATCTTTGGGGCAAATCATAGTTGTAGTCATCTTATATGAATATATATTTTAATAGTGCTAACTATTGGATTATTATTTTATTTCAATTTATTTGTAAATATTTGAAGATAAATTTCTATTTACATTATATAGTACTATAATAATAATGGAAAGAAATTCAATATCATTAAATATCGGGGATATAATTAAATTAACATCACCATCAAATGATAGTTTACATAATAAATTATTTTTAATTACTTATATAGATAGAAACAGGTTAGAAATACGTGATGCATTTACTATTGAACAATTGAATATTATTGATGGAGAATTTAGCGATAAATCAATTAAAGGGATTGAAATTATACAACGCTCTGAAAGTAAAGGTTATGCAGAAATAAATGGGTTAATTGAAGGGAAATGGATAAATATATTTTTTAAAGGAGATGTGCCATTTATTGTTGTTGGAAAAATAGTAAGTAAGGAAATGGATATGATAGAAATAAAATTACACCCCGACGAAAGTTATATTTATTTAGACTTTGAATATTCTGGGTTAAAAGATGAATTTAATATTGATAAAATAGAACTGAGAGAAAAACCGAAAACATTAACAACTGCACAAAATGATGGATTAAATAGTTATGAAGTTGCAAGAACTGGCGAAGAAGATATTGATGAAAAACAGCAATTAAATAATGGGGAATTAAACGAAAATTTATCAGTTGCTCACGCAAATGATAATAATGATAATAATGATCACGATGTAGTAGAAGGTGAACAATCAAATGTACCATATGATAACTTATTAGATGACGATACGTTAGGAGAGGATTTAGGGTTTATTGAAACGACATCTAAAGTATCCCAAAAAGAAATGCGTTATGGGTTGAAAATGCAATTGGACGATTTAATTGGCAGTATTATAAACAGTATCGAATTAAAAAAGCGAACCCCAAAGGTACACAAGGAAATACAATTGTATGTTGAACGCGTAACATTACTTAGAGAACAGTTTTCGAATTTTGATAAGAATGGTAATATTAGTAATATTTTAAATAAATCTTCGAATACTATCATAACGGATAACATTTTAGATAATAATAACTCACAACCATTATGGTTTTACTATGGCAGTGTGATGCAGGAAAAAATATATAAAAATGTTACTGATGGTGGTATGTTTGTAAATTCTAATATCATAACAGACGTAAATGATTATTTAAAATACAGCAATGTTTATCAAACAACCAGACAACAAAAATTTAGAAGTTATATAGATGATGTAATTAATCCTTATATTTCATCTAAAGATGAACTACTGTTTAGCATATTCAATTCAAAACACGATATTAATACAATATCTAATAATAATGGCAATTTATCAAAGGCGGATATAACAGGCGAAAATGAGTTTAATACTGTGCTAAAACATTTAAGTGGTGAAACTGTTACTTTTGACAGTTATATTACATTACCTGTACAATTATTTTCAATACAATATGTTAATTCACCTAATATAAATATAATGACAAAAATTATCGAATCAGGTAAAAGAAAATTAATAAGCAATATTTTTAATGACACTAATAATAATGTTATATTTAAAGGAGGGAATAAAAAGGTAGACGAAACAAATTTAAACCAGTATAAACATCACGTTAAATCAAGAAAGCAGGAAGATTTGAAAGGATTATTACAACGTGACCTACCATTAACAAGTAAATTAATACATATAAATCATATTACTAAAAAACCTACAAAAACACCTTTAAGTGTTAACAATACGATAAATGAACTTATAAAATTTACTATTGAACACGATAATATTAGTTATGATGATTATATTTCAATTAAAGATATTATTTATTCTAACAAACGCGATTTTTTTTCATTTTATAAAAAACAAAACAGAATTTATGGTAACATTTCGAGTTTAAATCAAAATTTTTATTATGATATTTTTCAGAAAAATAAATTCTATAATTATATATTCGATAAACGTAAGGGTCCACAAGAAGAAAATGATTTATTAACAGATTTATTAGTTAAAACATATTTGAGAGAACAAGTGAGAAGTTTTGATGGTACAGATGAAAGAGTTAGCACTAACAAACGGGAACTGAATGAAGCTGATATAGATGAAGATTGGAATAAAATGTACGGAAAAAAATATCCAAACGCAAGTAAAAAGAATATTTACGATGCATTCATTATATTCTTAGATAAGGGTATTATTGTTAAACCAGAAGATATTACAATATATTCTAAAAATGATGATATATCAACTGAATTTATTGAAAGGCAATTTACAAATTCATCATTTATTACATATGCTAAAGGTTTAGATAATTTAAGATTTCTAACACATTTAATCTCATTTGGAAACGCTTCACTTGTGAATGATAATTTTGAAAGTATGATGGAAAATTATAAAACATATTTAAATTCTTTGAATAGTAATAATGAAAATGTAAACTCTGTAAATTATGGCTCTGGAAAATGTGACATAAATATTCAATTATCGAAGAAATATATTTCTGAAGAAGAATTAGAAAATGATAATGATAAAGAATTACAGTATGATAAAGTATACGATGATACATATTATGATGCAATTAATATTTATGAAGAAGAAAAAAACAGTATGACAAATGAACAATTTGAGGCATATTTAGCAGAAAAAATGAAAGAGGTACACGAATTAGATGAAGAAGGTGCTATTGATATGGCAAAAACTATTATTAATGGGAAAAAAATGATTACTAATGGCGATTATGCGGTTTTAGAACTATACGATGATGAATTAGTTTCTATTCGAATATATAAAAGGATAAATAGAAAATGGGTTTTGGACGAAGAGGCAACATCACAACACAAGAATAATTTCTCTCTACTCATGGATGGAAACAGATGCCCCCAGACAATTGATTGCGGTTATGATAGTCAATTAACCGATTCATCTGATTGTTTATCTACAAGAGAGAAAAGAGAGAAAATAAACAAATTGTTTGTTGAAAATATGATAATTGAATTTAAACACGTATACTCTAAAAAAGAAGCCGAACTAAAACTATTAATTGCACAGATGGGCGATAAACTAAAAAGGCAACAAACCCTGAATAATAAAATTAAATACAAATATTCTGAAAAAGCAAATGTTATATCCAATTTTTATAATTTTCAAGATATGTCTATTATTAGCCCATTACATTCGTTACGTGACCAAATAATAGGGAATGAAGATTTTGCTACCAAACAAGAAGAGATTATTATGTTTGTGACCAAATATCTTAGAAAACCCAATCTGTCTAGTTTAGACACAATTGCAGAAAACAGATATATGCTATATTGCAAGGATACTAATCAAGCCATATTACCATTATTTCTATATGAATTAGCAAACGCATTTGTTGGTGGTAAAAACTATGCTAGAGAGATAGAGAGAATCAAAAATACACAAGGCGAATTAAGTGACGATGGCAGCTATTGGGTTGATGCAAAATCAGAGTCAGGTTATAAAATATGCGATATTGATTATAGTTATGACGAAGGTTATAGTGATAGTGGCTCTAAAATTACTACAAATGCTGTATTAGAAATTGAAGAACCAATCGAAAATGATGATGTTGAATTATCTATTACTGAATTACAAAATTTTGAAGAATTTAAAAATAATTTGCTTGCTGATACTTCAACAGACAAAGACGATAATATACAATTTACTTCAACCGATGCAAATGATATATTTACATTGTTATCAAAATACGAAAAATTTACAGATATTATCTTAGAAAATAAGGTTGAAATTGTTATTAAGTTACTCAATTATTACAATCGATTTCATTCATCAAAAGAAAATTCTGATATTGTTAAAATCGTTTTATCTATGTCTGCTATTGTAATAAATATTCAATTACAAATATTCGATATTTCGGTTATTAGATACTCAGGCTCTTGTATTCCATTCATATTTGGGTTCCCGTTATATGATGAAAGTAATATGAAAACTGTTGAATTTGTTGCGTGTATTTTTAAAGAAATGAAATTAAATACAATTATTAATTCTATGAAAACTGAAGAAATTGTTTCTACATTAAAACCATATATTGAAAAATTAGCAAGGGGCGAATTTAAAAGTGACATAAATCGATTTTTATCCCAAAGAAAAGACGCTATTGAAAAACAGATTGATGTTCAATATAAAGGTTCATTTAATTACAAAATGTTCTTGCCATATCAAGGTAATATAAAACTACCTTCATACAATCCATTAACTACCAAAATAAAAGAACCATACATGACACTTGAAAATTCATTGATTGCTAAATCAAAACTAATTGCGCTATCATATTATATCATATATGAAATACATAACACTGTTTCAAAAGAAGAATTAAATTTTATTTCCAATAAAATACATAAAATTAATACTTGTTGTATGTCAAATCATTCAAATGTTGATGCATATTTTCGTGAAAATAATAGATCATATGGTTCGTATATTGATCAAGCACACGAAATTAATAATATGCTGAATACTACACGATTAAATAGTAAATCTAATTGTTATTATTCAAATGAAAATACACGCAATTATATACCTAATACATCTAATAGTTACGATACTATATTAGTTAATGAGGCAGTTGGTAAATATAAACAGAGATACATTGAGCAGAATGATATTGATGATGATGATGATGATGATGATAATGATAATGATAATGATAATGATAATGATAATAATGTATCACTCAATCGCAAAGAAGATGAAAATGCAAAATTCAAACCGGATAAAATAGATACAGTCTTTATTCATAAACAAAATATTGTTGATATAGACACAAAAACTAATATGTCTTTATGCGATACATTACAACATAGAATGCAGGATAGAGTTGATTGCCAACTAAAAGATAAGCAAACTGAAACAGGCGATATACCAGATGAAGATGAAGAAAAAATATCTATTTGTGTAAAGGAAGATTTAACACCCAAATTTGAAAATTTTATTGATAAATTACACGAACTTATAAAGGAATTACCTTGCGAAGGTACGCCGGATTTAGAAGATAAAGTTAAAACCAAAATTTCTAAAATGGAAAGTTATATTTTTTATCAAATACAAAAAATGAAAGATAGCATTAATAATAATTTAAAAACTTTGCCAACAGTTAAAAGGAAAACATCACAGAAATATGATATATTCTTTGATAAATTAAAAACTATATTTTTAGATTGGAGCAAAAATAAATCGGAATCTAATCCAACACAGTTGATTAACACATTCAAAATAATTATAAATATTATTAAAACTAAATCTTTTAAGAATTTCACTGTAACTGGCGATGACGTTGTAATTAATAATCCATATATTGTCCCTAAACATTGGGGATTATATCCAAATGATGCTATCATTTTATCAGATTTCAATAAAAAAACAAATACGTTACATACAGTTAATGATATCACAAAAGAATTGTTTCAAAAAATAAATATTCCATTAAATGAACATATATCATGGATTAATACATTCTCTTTACCGAAAGATCTAAAACATATGGAAATATATATTTATATTTACAGCATTTTATATTTGTTATATATAATTCAACAAAATATTGATACCGTTACAAATGCGGATTGTAAGTTGCATTCTAAAATATTTCTAAATAGCCTAATTGAACGAATATTAATTGAATTTAAAAATCAATCTATTAACTTAGACCAAATTATGGAAAAAACTTTACGCTCCAAGGAAAGAGAAAAAGACCAGATGACCAAAAAATTAAAATCAATGAATGAAGATGAAGGCGAAGTTGATGAATTTTTGAGATTGCATAAATTAGGAAAATGGGGTAAAGGATTACAAAAAAGTTTATTTACTTATGATGCTCGCACTCAAGAAGAAGAAAGACAACAATTTATTGGTCAAGAACAAGAAGAACAAGAAGCACAAGAAGAAGATTTAGAACAATCAGATTTATCACATTTAGGTGAAGATGGAGAAGATTTAAGTGAGGAATAATTTTTTTATATTTTTAAATGTATATATTATATAACATTTATATGTCCGATTTTATGTATGTAATAAAACAGCAAAAAGTTGGTGTAACAATTATTGTTTATTTATTAATTATGTTTAGTTTAATTTATACAAAACCATCATTTCTTTTTAACTATGATGATAGTATTAAACCATTCGGCATTGGATACCAAACCAAATCTATATTATCACTTCCTATCATTTCCATTTTAGTCGGCATTTTATCATATATGTTTGTATTACATTTCTTGAATTATAGCAATGCTAAATTTTAATTTTTACACATACGACAAATAAATATTCATAATATATAATTATATATATATTATGAGTTATGGAGCCAATTTAGTAGAACCTGGTGTTCAATTCTTTTTTAGACAATCACTTAAAAAATGTCACGAATTCAAAGATAAATACTATAATATTTATTACAATATTATTGTCAGTGTTTCCATTTTTGTCATTATTGGATTATTTCTTAGATATAAATATAAAGGTAAGCTTACTAAGGAAGAGGAAGATACCAAAGATAGAAAAAAACAAGAATATATTTTATCGAAAATTAAAAATTACCAAGCAACACAAAAAGTAAATAGAAATACAATTACTAACTTGCCTGCTTTTAATAATGAGTATGAAACAATTGCCAGACGTCTGTACAATCAATAATTTAAGGTTATTGTATGTGGATTGTTTGAAAATTTAACGGAAGACACATTTGGACATTCCGACCCGATTTTTAATTTTATATATTCTTTCATTTCATTCATATTTCCATATGTTACTACAATATCATCATAATATAATTTAAACACTCCCACCTGCTCTAATATATCCACTTTGGATATTATCAAAATATTCACACCAGATACATTTATTGCATATATTAATTTATTCAAATTCAACCAGTTCACTTTTCGACGCCGTTTTGTTGTTACTCCGTATTCTTCTCCCACCTCTCCAATTTTATGTAATTCTACGTTGTCTAATAATTCATCGGGGAAAAATGGGTCAATCCCAGAACGAGTATCATATATTTTAACTGCACCATATATATCATCAATCAACTTTGGACTAAACCCTAGACTACACGCACTGTAAGGCAATGTAACACTTGATGTTGTATAAGGATAATTTCCTTCATTTATGTCTAACCAAAAACCTTGGGCACCTTCACAAAGTATGTTTCCATATAATTCTTCATTCCATAAATAAGGTACTAACTCTGCGCTACTTTCTGCTTGTAATCCAACCCTTCTATATTTATCACTATAACAAGGCGCTATTCCTCTTTTAGTTGTTCCCTGCTCTTTATTTAATTCATTTATATCTTGCTCGATATGTTCATCTGTTACAATATGTGCTTTTGGACTAATTTTTATAAGTTCTGTGTTAAATCCATTGGTTTTCAAATAATCAACCTCTTCAAAAAAACTTTTTATATTTACAACACAATCTGGACCTATTATTGATTTTACATTATAAAATACACCACTTGGTATTAAATGGGTTTTATACTTTTTTTTATTTATATACACTGTATGCCCTGCGTTATTTCCACCATTCCAACGACATACAAAATCATAATCATTGTTCTTTGCTAATTGCGATACTATCTTTCCTTTTGCTTCATCACCCCACGCCAAACCACAACAAATATCTACTTTTTTAATTGCATTTACGCTCATCGTTGCAAATATACAAATATATATATATATATATCTATATGTATTATTATTAAATTAAATTTTATATATATATATTAGTAAATAGTTATGTGGATAGATGAACGTGCAAAAAAAGCGATTAATAAATTCTATGAATATAAATCAAGTTATGAACAAGAACGCCAAGATAAAATTGACAAAATACATAAAAAATATACAGGAAATGATGGAGAAATACAAAAACAAATATCTAAAATTAA